TGCATTTAACTTAAGCATAGGGTCTTTTAACAACATTAAAAATCCTTTAGGGTCTCTTTTTGCAAACACTAAAATATCTCTTCTAAGCTCTGCTGTACTTACAGTAGTAACATCTCTTTGAAATAACACTCTAGCTACGTTTTCAACTTGTTCTACATCGAGCTGTCTTGCTTCAATAAGAGCATCTACTTCTGCGTTTAAGTTGTCTACTAAATCTTGAGCTTCTTTCTTTTTATTTATCTCTGTAAATATTGTTCCGTTACCAGGATGATAACTTAAAAACTTTTGTAATACTTGATTTGTTCTAGGAACAAATAAAAAACCATCTTCAAATACAATAGGTTCTAGTATAGCATTATCATCTTGCTCATCTTGAAAAGGAGAGTTTTGGTTTCTTGCATATCTCAGTGGTCTGTTTACTCCTGTATCTTCATCAAAATATAATAAAGGCACACGATTCGTGTGTCTTGATGCTAATATTAATGATAAAGGAGCTACCTCTCTTGTGAGTTTGTATGCTTTATCTTCTAAATTTATTTTAGGTTTTGTGGATTTTACTTTAACAGTATCCACTTTTTTTGTGGAAGTTTTATCTTTTTTCATTTGATTTAATTTAATTTAAAATTTAAAAAAGGGGCACATTGCTGTACCCCTTTGAATTAATTATTACTGATTGAATATAAAGAAGTTGTTTGCACCTAATGTACATACAGCTCTTTCACTCAAGAAGTTAACTTGCATGTTATCAATATCAGAAGTTGCTGCACCACCAGCTGAACCAGTAATCCAAGTTTTATATCTTCTGTCTTCAGTTTCTGAAGCTCTATATCTTACATGTAAGAAAGGTCTCTTAGCGTTCTTACCAAGAATTTGGTCGTATACGCTAGTTGAACCTGCTGGTACTAGTAAACCATTTACTTTACCTGAACCAGTATTTGTTGGTAAATCCCCTCTCATTGTAGGGTCGTTTAGGTATTTCCAGTCAGTTTTGTAGAAGTCGTAACCTCTTCTGAATCCAGAGAATCCTAAATTTAATGCCATTTCTTCGTCATTGTCAAATAGACCGTATGAAGTACCACCAGCACCGTAAGAGTTCTGAGCAGCTAACATATCGTCAATGTCAAATGCGAATTGTCTGTCAACGAATAATACGTTTTCTTCAATAGCACCTTGCTTATCTAATCTACTAATAATAGAATCAAAGTCAGCTAGAGTTGTTGGGTTACCACCACTCCAGATGTTTCCTCTTTGCTCTACTGCGTAGAAAATACCATCAGAACCAGCACCTGGGTTAGCAGCTGCACCTGAGCTACCTAAAATTGCCGCAGCACCAGAGTTTTGCTCAGCTGGTACAGCTTCAATCATTGCTGTTTCTAAATAATCGTCGAATCTAAGTCTAGTTTCGTGCTCAGACTTTAAGTACCATAGGTAACCTGTAGCTCCATCTTCAGTAGTAACTTCTACCCATCCGATTTGTGCCATATCAGAACCAGACACGTTGTAAGTATCTTTGATGATAATTGGCTTGTTATCGAAAATTAAGTCGTTAGCTTCTAAAGAACCTACCATACCTGCAGTTCCTTTTTTAAATTCTGAACCGTAAATGAATACTGTAACATCTGCGTTACCTACAGCCGTACCTGCAGTTACTAAACCGCCGCCTTCGTAAAAGTCAGCTGTAAACTGTCCTCTACCACCAGCAGTGTTATCTACTGCACTTACAACCGCTTTGTTCATACCTGAACCATCATTTTGAACAACCACAATAGTTTGTCCAACTCTGATTACTTGCTCAGCAGTTGCTGGGTCTAATACGTCATTTACTTGAAATACTGCTTGGTCAGCAAATTGTGCTGCTGCAGTTCCTACACTTGTATATTTTGTGTGTAACCTACCTTGCTCAGCCCATTTAATAAGGTCTGAATTTGTAGGCATCTCCGCTCCTACCATTCTTAAGAATGAAGAAATCGTTCTATTACCATATCTCTCAAATTCTTTTTCGTAAGTATCAGGTAGATACTGGTTTAAGAAATCAAAGTTGATAATATAGTTTTGAGCTGTTGGAGTTCTTTCTGAACTCGGGGTCAACGCGAATGTTGGCGTTGCCGCTACTTGTCCTGCCATAATTATATATTTTTATTATTATTTAACTTTTTTTAATACTCTTAATTCTCAATCCCTTGCTTGATGGCTGAGAGACTGATTTAACTTGAAAACCTGATTTAACAGAAACCTCTGGTGCACTACGCTCTGTCATGTCGACATTTTTTGTTTTACGTATTACATCATCAGTTGCCTGTGATTTACCCTGTTCGTAAAAGAACTGAGCAAACTTCTCAGGATTCATTGCGATAGCTAAAGCTTTGTGGTATCCTTCTGCATCTTTTATATACCCATTAGAGTCCAAATACTTATTTACAAAGTTAAGTGGAGTCTCTTGAGCTTTTTTAAGTTCAGAAGCACTACCAGGCGCATATACTATGTCGTTGTCTCCTATGTTGAATTTAAAACCTTTAAACTCTGAGCTGAATACTTCGTCACTTTTTTTGACAAACCATTCACGTTTTAGATTTGCGTCTTCTTGTTGAGATTTAGCTGTCTCTAAATATTGCCTATACTCAATAAGCTCCTCATTGTTAGCAGTGGCAGAACTTTCCCTTGACTCAAGGGGCTGTTTGTATTGTTCCTGCTGTTGTTTTAAGAATCTTTTTGCCTTAGCAATTTCTTTCTTCTTTGCTAGTTTTAATTTTTTAATCTCAGCTGGTTCGTGAGTTTCTTCGTCATAATCAAACTCTTCTATTAAAGCTGATATGTCTTCAGAATCTAAACCTTCTTCTGTGATTGAATAATATTCTCTAAGCAAAGCGTCTGGAGATAGGTCTGTATAATCTTTTTGCAATTTTGCATAATCATCAAAACCTCTACCAGTTTCTTTTTTATATTTTAAGTAAGCAGCCACGTCTGAAGGAAGCTCTTCTGCTTCTTCTCGTTTGCTAATTAATTCATCAATTGAATCAATCTGCTTACCATATCTTTTTCCAATATATGAAAGAACTTCATCTTCTGCTAGCTCCTGCGAAACAGGAGGTTGCTCTTCTACTACAGGAGGAGTTTCTGGCTCTTCCTTTATTTCTTCTTGTACTTCTTCTTCTTGTACATCTTCTTTTACTTCTACTTCTTCTTTTACTTGCTCAACTGTTTCTTGCTGAGAAGCTTCTTCTTGTTTCTGCTCATGCTTTTCAAGAAGTTCTTGTTCAATTTGTTGGCTAGACTTTTCTTCAGCCGTAACCTCTCTTACTTTTATATCCATTTGATTTAATTTAATTTAATTGCAAAGTTAGTGAAAATTTAAACACATTATCTTGGTTCAAATTCAGCTAAATCAAAGCCATCTAATGTGTCTTCGTTTGATTCGAAATTTTTCGGTGGTAAATTATTTTTTCTTTGATTTATTAATTCAGATTGCTGAGTATTCTGTTGACTAATTCTCTCACTCTTAGCTTTTTCTTTTGCATCTTCTCTTTCATTTAATTGAGACTGAGTAATTCCCTGTATTTGCATGTTATATTGAAACTCTTGTTGCATCAATTGTGATTTCAATTGAGCTTCAGCTTTTTGTTTTTCTATTTCAAATGCAATATCAGCTTGTCTATATTTCATTTTAGCTTGAGTCTCAGCTTCTATTTTTTGCATAGCTACTTGTGCTGCCATTTGTTGTGATTGTAATTGTTGCTGAGAAACCATGGCTTGTTTCTGTAATTCCCTCTTTTCGTCTTGCTCTTGCTTAGCTTTACGTTTTACTTTTAATAATTGATTTGCAAGCTTAAGATTTTTAATCTCACGTATATCAATTGCATCTTCTAAATTAATATCACCTTTAGATAATGCCATTTGAATATTCTGCTCAAGCATTGCTTTTTGCTCTTCGTCTGGAGAAAGTTCTATAAATATTCCAAAGTCGTATATATATAAATCAGATATCTCCCCAAGTATGCTTACGTTATACTTTCCTATTTTATTTATAAAGTCATCCTTGAAGTCTGAGTATTCTAAAATATCCGCTACCCTATAAGTCAGCGCTTCAGCTAACGTTCTATATATGTAAAGACTTCCATCTAATATATGTCGAGTAGCGGTATTAGAACTTAGTGCTGCTAACTTTTGTACCCCAACCAGTGCATCAGAGTTAGCAATAGTACCGTCTCTCGCTTCATTTAAGCCTGTTACAGCTCGAATCATATCTAAATAGTGGTTAAGGTTACCTATGAGCATTTGTGCCTTAGAAGCGCCAGAATTGCTTGTCAGCTGCTGTATAGGAACTTTACCCTGATTATAATCACCTTCTTGTGTATAACTTCTACCAATTACAGAACCTGTTTGGAAGTACAATCTTAAGGCGTCTTCTGGATTGTATGCTGCACCTGTTCCTAAATCCACCTCGTTTAAACCATCTGCATCTATATACACACCATCTGGGACTGTCCTAGCAATTACCTGTTGTAATTTTAAGTGAGTCATTTGTATAAGGTCAGCATAAGGAATCATTCTTCTAACAAGAGATTCAATCACACCTTTATACATTCTAGGAGCAACTGATACATAATTAGGTATAGCGTGCTGTGAAGATGACTTTGGTCTTACCATATTTTTAGCAAGCTCCCATTTAAGTATAATGTTAGTTCCCATAACCATCACACCATCATACCATACATCTATTGTTTTTTCTACTTTTTCAAAGTTACCTTCCTCCATCATTTCTTCTGGCGGATTAAAAGTATCATCCTTTTCTATCATAGAGATATTTCCATTGTCTTTTACTTTCTTTTTATAAACCATCTTCTTAGTGGTTTTATAATTAAAGTACATCAATGTACAAGTGTCACGATAGAATATATCATTTTCATAAAATTGAGCTACATTAAAATAATCATACCAACTTTGACTATACTTAGATATTTTTTCTAAATCATCTGTTGTAAGCGTAGGGTCAATCTTAATTAACTCAGCAATTGGAACTGTTTTAATTTCACCCCAATAAAAACAATCTTTAAAATGCGGGTCTTCTGTGTAGCTATAAACCACGTTTGCAGGGTCAACATAGGAAACCTGAACACCTGAGCCTTTTAAAAACTCATGTTTAGCTACAGCTATACCTGTAACCATTATATCATAGTCTAATCTTTTACGAATATCACTATAATGATTTTCCTCAAACATTGTATTGACAGCTTCTTCTTCTGCAATCTCAATAGCTGGTTTGTAATTTAAGTTCATATACAATGAA